GTTTTCAGTTACATGTCCTCCAAGTCCTCCAAGCGCACTTTCAAGTGCGCGCGCTGTGCCGCAGCCGGCAAAAAGCCCGAAGTCGTCGCTTCCCACGACGACGACCATTGCTACGACCGCCCAGATGCCAAAGGGAAGACCAAGGATTCATCGTCCCCTCCCCCCCCCCCTCCGCCCGGACCAGCCCCCGACCCCGACTATTTCTTCGGCCACGACGACCCGGAACCGCCTGAGCCTAAACCTGCCGGTGCCCCGCGTCCCCCCACCGTGGACGACGACACGTTCGCCCCCGGCAAGCAGCGTACCACGTACAGCGCCATTCAAGCCAAGGCGCAGGCACTTTCGTTGTCGCCCCTCGGTTTCGCCCTTAAGTCTGATTTCCAGTGGGCGCGCTCGCCCAGCGTGGGTTTGCCAGCTGTCCTCGCTCCCCAGTTCGAGGACCAGTCACCCGACGTCAATCTCCACGCCCGCGCCGCCGCTTCCCGCGAGTACACCACTCGCCGCGCCATTGCGTGCGCCCTTGGCCGTGGCCATCGCCACATACTCGACTATGCAGGATCCGACCGTACCCAGAGGTTGTTGAAGTTTCTCACCCCTGACGCCCCCGACTACGCGCGCGTCTCCGTTGAAGGTGATTTACACGATCCAGCTGATTTCGACCGTCGACACCCTGGCGGCGACGAACCCCGGCCTGATCCCGACTGTGCGCTGTTTGTGCATGTTTACAGTCTCACCCTTGAGAACGGCGACAAGTGCGTGCTCACCCCAGACACTCTGCGCGCGTTTCTGGCCACCCGTAAGATCGCCTCGGCCTACCTTGTTCGGCATAGTTTCAACGGGCAGGCCGATGTCGTGTGCGAACAGAGCGCCTGGATCCGCACCGGTGACTCCATCACCTTCCGCCCCGACTCTGGTTCTCAGCCCTACGAGCACCCGACCTGCGACGATTTCGATCAGGGTGGTGCCATCGCCGGCATGTATTGGACGTCTGAGTCCAAGGCTGACTCCGTCCTCGTGAAGGTTACCATGGGTGATCTCGCCTCCAAGCTTGTTCCCGGCCCGCGCCCCCTCCCGCGTTTCGTCGTTCAGGAGTTGGATATCCCGGACCCGGATGCGGGCGCCGCGGACGCCGTCGCTGATTTTCTTGCGACGCGCGCCAAGCCCCTCCTTAATGCCATCCCCGGTGGTCGTACCGTTCTCGGTTGGCTGCGCCGCGATGTCACTCGCCGGCGCGGCCTCGTGGACAACCTGCTCCTTATGAGTCTTAACAGGGAGGCGCAGGCGCGTCAATCTAGCGCCTTTTCCTCTGCCGCCGTCACCAGCTCGGCCAACCAGTTTGCCAAGGACGATCCTAAGCTCCGGGTTCTCACGACCCTTTTCCCCGCTGAGACGGCCAACGTCGTTGCCAACACCGTCACTGCGCACCAGTGCCACCTTGCCGGTCCTGACTTCATGCTCGCCGACGTCAACCGTTGGCACGGCGATGAGCTGGCCGAACGCAACCAAGCTTTCCGCCAGCACGGCCAGGCGCATACGCCGGCCCCTTTGTTCTGGCTTAAGTACGCGGTCCTTGTTGCCGCGATCGGCCTCCTTTTGGTGCGCCTCGGCGGAGTTTTCGCGGTCCTGTTCCAGCGGGCGCTCCACGCCCTCGCAGGCCCTCTTCGCGGCACTGCCCTTGGCCGTTTCCTTCGGCCCCCCGTGGAGCACCCAGCCGCGGGTTGGTTCCGTCAGATCGCTGCCAGCCGTTCCATGCGGTTCTTGTTTCCGCGCCTCACTGCCGTGATCTCCGGCGTCTCTGAGTTGCACGACCACGCGCCGCCTTTCCTCGTGCAATTGATCTCCCAAGTTCGTTATGGACGTGGCGTCCACAGCGTTCGCTCCGCTCTCACTCGCGCAGCCATGGTGGCCTCCGCCGCCACCGCGTGCATTCACGCAGCGGGCAACGCCGTGTTTAGCCGCTCACGGGCCGACGTTCTCTTCGCCTTCGCTGAGGAGATATTTCGCGCTTGTGCTCTGTGGACTGGTCGCAACAACGGCCGCATTTACTCGGTCGCCCTTTGCGCCTTGGAACTGTCGGCCAGCCCGTCGCTCGCAGACGCCGCCTCCACCGTGGCTTATCACCTCGCCTACCATTCGGTTCAGGAGTTTTTTATCTGTCGAGTTCCCCCTGCGCAGGCGCGCGTGCAACAGCGCCGTCCTGCCTTGGCTCGCACTCAGGACATCACCGGCGCTTTCCTCGAGGTTTTCCCAGACGACCTTCCGGCTGCCACTCCGGCTTATGACTCGATCATTGCCTTGCCGCTCACCCTCGACGGCGTGCACAATGCGGTGTACAAGCGATCAGCCTGCACCATGCCCAACCAGCTCAGCCCCAACGTCAAGATGACCATCACCGGTTTCCCAGATGAACGTTCAACCAGCGAAAAAGTGCATTACCTCGGGGGACTTGCAGTCTGCCACAACGTCTTTGGCAAAACGGACCGTAATGGTCTTGGTCTCATGTTCCGTCGCCTTGGCCGCGCCATCCCCACGGATTTCGCCGACCAGGCCTTGGTTTGGACCGGCGGCCGGCCTTTATGGCCCGGCCCCGGGGACGCAGGCGTTCCTCCGAACACGCGCATGCTCATCGCCTTGGTCAATGCAACCGCTTATCTCGATTACATGCCCGCGGCCCCCCTGCCTTTGGACGTGCCCGGGCAGTTGGCTGCCGCCGAGCACCCCGTGCGTTACCGCGATTGGCCGACCATTGACCGCACCCAGGAGTTTTTGGATGCGTACATCCGCCACCTTCCCTCAGCCAGCGCCATCCGCTTCCGAAGCGGACTCGCGGTCATCGGCCATGAGCGGATCCAGCCCCAAGCCATACGTTGCAGCAAGGTGTTCACTAAGAGCAACGACGACATCCTCAAGGCTGACGGCGCCGGCCGGCCCATCGTTGAAGTGGATAAACGCATTTTTGCATCCATCGGGGCCGAGTACTATGAGACCACCAAGCGCAAATACGCCGTCGCCGGCCTTGAGCCGTTTATCTCGAACGTCATCCAGAGTGGCACCAACTGCCCCCCCCCGCACTTTACGTTGACTACCAACACCGAGTATGCCTTGGACTACGACGGCAACTACGCGCAGGCGATTCGCACCCACTGGTGCTACGTCGTCTATGGCAACGCCGCCAAGCGTTCACAACTCAGCGTTTTCCCTCAAGTCGTTGCGGATCTGATCATTGCCAGCTCCAAGCGTCCGTACGAAGGCGCCCTGGCTCCCTTGGTCCACGTTATCATGGCCGCAGGTGACGATTCCAAGCATTTCACAGCTGACCTGCACTACAAGACTTTGTTCAATGACGACGGTGACTTCTCCGCTTTTGACAACACCGTGGGCCTTGGCCCCCTTTCTCTCAATGCCAGCGTGTCGCACTTTTTCGGCTACCCCCGTGAGTGCCAGCAGATCGAGGACGCTCTCCACGCCGCCCCCCTCGTTTTCGAGGGGCATGGGTGCACCATCAAGATCTTCACCCCTCCCACCCGCCGCACCGGCGAGCCATCGACTGGGAGCGGCAACTCTGATGCCACGCTCGCTGCCCACTTGAGTTCCATTGAGAAAGGACCGCACAACGTTGTCGCGTCCATGCTCAACGTCGGGTTCGAGTACAAGAGCCGTGTCACCAAGGGCCGAAACCGCGCAGGCGCCGACGCAGCCTTTCCTTCGCGCCTTCAGATCATTGATGTTTTTGCCGGCACCACCTTCCTGAAGATGACTTGGGTGCCCATGCTGGACAAGCACGGTGCTCTCACTAATCAGGCCGTGCCTCAAGACTCCCGTTCACTCAAGATGGGCAAGTGCATCCGTGACCCTGTGAGCATCTACAAGGGCGCCCCTTCTTACGAGCAAGCCGCTGCCGCGTTTCTTGCCGACAACGCGTCTTCTTACGCCAACTGCCCCCTCTTCCCTGTGTCCGACGCCCTGTGCATGCGTTGGCTGGATCTTCCGGTCCTTCGCCGCCGCCATGACACCCTTGAGGAAGAAGACCAGCGACAGTCGTGGCGCGTGCAGTTCGACACCGACGTCTGCGATTTGGATTACGTGCCGCTGGCTTGTGACCCCGAGGAACTCGTGTTCGCCTTCCACGCTGATTGCGGCGAGCACCTGCGCGACGCTCGGACCATTTACAACGGGTTGTATCCCTCGGCTCTCGATTCTGCAGGCGGCGACTCATGGACCCTCGCCTTGGAACTTGCCGCCGCCATCAAGGCCGGCGACAATGTCCACCAGCTTTACACATCGCCGCTCATAGGGCGACTCCTAACTGATTACTCTTAGGCGCTTCCCGCGCCTTCGGCAACCCGCACCCATATGTGCGTCGGGCTTGATGAACCCGCCGTAGGCCAATCCTATCCAGGGATTAGTTTTTGTTTGTTTACGTTACCAGCAAATGAATGCAGCGCCGAAGACCTCGCACGTCGCGGCGTCCCCAGTCCGACCCAATGGAGTGGGAGGCCCTCGAGAAAGCGGAGGAGCAGGCCAAGGAGCTAGACCTCCAGTGCAAGCCGGAGTATTACGAGGTGGACAACAAGCCTCGCGGCCTCCCGCAGTTCCTAGCGGGCTACCACAAACGTCGCTCGCCGCAGTCGCCGGACTCGTCGCCGAGCACAAAGCCCTCCAAAAAGCTTCCGGGCCTTCTGCTCCCCACCAAGCGCGACCTCGGGCCCCTGTCCCAGCTGTCAGCGGCCGTCAACGACCACAAGAATCAGGTGCGCGCCGGCCGCAAGGAAACTCGCGAGGAACGCAACTGGCTGCAAAAGGCCAGCGACGCCCTGTTGGAATGGGCTCCAATCATTCTGACCGGCCTCGAGCTTCTCCTGTGAAAACAGTGATGATCAACGGGCTCAAAGCCGGGAAGGTTGTCGCTTCCATCCCGCACAGCTACCTTGCGTCCGCTCCCCAAGGACGCTCCCTCTTGACTGCTCCCGCTGACCGTGGCACCGTGTACACCTCCGAACATGAATGGTTCGACAAGCGCGGCCGCGTTGTCAAAGCCACCGGCCGCATGATGTTGGACGCTATCAGCCTGCCTGCCGGTGTCGGTCCCGCTTCCGAGATCGACCAAGGCTGGCGCCTCGCTGCTTACGCTGCCAACCCCAAGGGTTTCGGCGGCCGATTGGCCCTCCTCGCCGATCAGTACGAGGAATGCCGTATCAACCGCCTCCGGTTGGAATACGAACCCAGCGTCTCCGCCATTGAAGCGGGCGCCATTGCCATGTACTTCCGCAATGACATCGCCACCCCGACAACGGATGTGGGGCGCGACGAGCTCCTACACGCCGCCACCCACCCTGATTTCAAGCAGACGGTCGTCCGCAACGACGCCGCTTTAGAGATCAACCCCGTCAATGCCAACTCCAAGTACTTTGATGAGGGCACCGGGGACTTCCGTTTCAGCGTCCAGGGCGTGATCCAAGTCATCACTGCGAGCACTTTCCCCGCCGACACGGTCGGTGCCACCATGGGAAATTTGTACCTCGTCTATGACTACGATTTCTTCTCTGAGGAATTGGATTACGACGTTTCGGATGTCGCCAGTGGCAACGCGTCGTTGGTGTTGAACGCGTACGACACCACGGAGGGCCAGGCCGTCATAGGTTCCTGTGCCGCTTCCAGTGCTGGCGTGGCCGCGCTGGTGGGCGTGGGTGGCATCGGCCTCAGCAACTCCGACGCCCTTCTCATTGCCACTATCACGTCCACTTCTGGCTCCGTGATCAGCGCTATATGCCCCGACGGCTCTGCCGGCTTCGATCTCCAAGTCGGTCAAGTGTTGTATGTGCGATTCCAGAACAACTCCGGAGCCAACGTCTTCACAGACGGATCTATTAATGCCGTCTTCTTCCGTGACCTCGAGTCCGCCAGTTCCCCCGGAGCTGACGGTGCCCACGGCGACGGCATCATCCTCTATGCCTCTACGGCTGCAGGCGTCAACGCTGCCATTCAGTTCAACGTGCGCTCCATGGATCTCAGCAACTAATGATCCCGTAAACCTATCTATACAAACCATAAACAGAAAAACATTTTATGCCGGTGTTAAGCGCCGGCCTTTTGGTAAGGCAGGCATCACCTGGACGGCCCGACGACCGCCCCACCCCAGTCCTCCCGTATGGGGGAGTACAATCCCAGAGTTTGCGAACGGCAC